AAAAGAGAAAATTGGTTGTATTTAATTTGTACTTTTTCTTGACATAAGACCACTTCTATAAAATTTTCGTAATCTTGTTTTCCAATATTATATAAAGCCTCCGCAACACCTTCTCCAAATCCTTTTATCTTAGATAAATTTGGATAAATAATTTTATTTTCTTCATCTATAACAACTCTTCTATTATCTACCCCAAATTCATAGTCACCAAATTTATAGCCAAAAAACTTAATTGCTTCTTTAATGAGTGCGTCGATTTTATCTTTATTCCCCTTTTCTTGATAGTGGTTAATCGCCACCTCATAAAACGTTGCTGTATAATGTGCCTTGAACCACGCCTGATATGCACTGTCCCCTCCCATACTGTAAGCATGAGGAGCATTAAATGCGTATCTGGCAGAGTCTTCAATTACATTCCAAACATTATTGAAATTATTTTTATTATGAAACTCTTCTATCCAGGAATCCGTCAAATCATTAAGTAAGTTTTTCTTTTTTTCGCCTTTTAATTTCTTCTTTGAAATAGATTTAATTACTCCATATGTTTCCCCCATTTCCAATTTAAGAAATGATAAAACTTTCATAATTGACTCTTGGTAAATCATAAAATGAGCAGTATCTTGTAATAACTCATCAATTTTAGACTCACCTGTTGTATAATATTCTCTATTCAAAAACGTACTTAAAAGCGAAGCAAACCCTGGTCTAATGGCTGCAATGAAGCTACTTAACTCTGCCAAAGTTTTTGGTTTATATTTCTTTACTCTATTTGTAGTAGCTTCTTTTTCACATTGATTAATGCAACAAGTGATCCCTTTTTCATAGATATCCCATGTCGGTTTATCCCCGTCAATCATATGTCTTAGTTCATCAAATGTAGGAACTTCTCTTCCTATTGCATTAAAAAATTTGTATGTAAGAGATACACTATCTACAATGAGAAAGTCTTCTTTTACATATCCAAATTCATCCAGCATTCCACCTTCAATGGCAGCACATAAAGTTCTCTTTCCAGTTGTTTCAGATACAGCACTTATCAATCCAACCTCTCTTCTGATATCTCCATCAAAAATAAAGTGACCGCAGGCATGAACCTTTAAATTTATTGTAATTCCTTGATATTCATTACTTCTTTTAAATAGTTCTACATATTCATTTGGAATAAAGTCTTCAACATGGATATCATCTTTCTCATCATCTTCAGCGTATTTTAATGCTTTATTATACTCATCAAGATATTTCGAAATTTTATTAGCATCTTCCGGACTAACATCATTTACTCCAGCGTACAATTGCCACGCTGCTTTTTCTTTTAATTTTTCTATAGCCATCAACGGATAACAACCATGTTCCCCTAATAGCTTTTTTGTAGCTCTTACAAATGGTTCCTGGGCTGAAACATTCAAATCAATATCTGGCATTTGACCTGCAAGTACCCGTTCTTTTGTTAGGAATCTTTCAGGATAAATCGGTATATCTGCATTGAATCTATCGACTGTTGTTAATCCCAGCAACTTATTTGTAATGAATGAAGCAGCACTTCCTCTGGACGTTCTGGTCAAAATTCCACCTTCGTTATTAACTGCATCGTGCACTATTCTTTGGCTTGTCAAAAAGTAATCAACAACATTAGATTCTATTACTTCTTTCGCTTCATATCGGATTCCATTTGCTTTTTCTTTTGATTTTTCTTTTTCTTTTGCATAGGCAGCATTTAGAAGATTCTTATATACTCTGCATTTTTCTTCGTAAGTTTTGCCTTTGTAAACACTTGGGATCTTGAACGTTCTATCAAGGACAATTTCATCGCACTCAGAAACAAATACGTTTGTATTCATAATGGATCTCATGATTTCTTCATCTGATAAAACTCCTTGTTCTTTTAATCTGCAAATTACTGTTTTTGTGTCTGGATAATCCATATACCATCCATACTCATCTGGATAAGATATATCTTTATATTTTAAAATCTGATCTCTTTTAACAGAATTTTCATCTTTTACATAATGACTGTCCAATCCACAAATAATTTGAATATTATGCTTTTTTGCTAAAGATAAAATTCTTTCATTTAAACGTTTTTGTTTTTCTGTATTATGATATTGTATTTCAAGGAAAAAATTATCGCCAAAATAATCATGTATTTTTAGCCAGATTTCTTCAGCATCCTTATAATTCCATCCAGATATACATGCTGAAGTTACAATTACATTGTCTTTTGGGATACTAAAAAGCAACTCTAAATCAATTCTTGGTTTATAATAATACCCATCTTCATTTGCAATAGACAACGCATAGTTTATATCTTCTCTTCCTTCCGCATTCTTCGCAGCAATAACCATATGGCAATTTGCTCGATCTTTTTCTTTTCTATCTTTTACCCAATATGCTTCACAGGAATGTATGTATTTCAGTTTTTCGTTTTCTGCAACTTTATATACATAGAACTGATTTCCTTGGGAACCATGATCTCCAGAAAATAAACACTTTGTTCCAAATTGATGAATTCTATTTGCATAATTTTCAATTGATTCAGCACAATCTGCGGTACTTACGTTGCTGAAATCTTTATGACAATGATAATTTTCTAAGTACAAATTTTCAGCGTAATCATCGACTGAATACGGAAACTTAAATGTTAGGGTTGGAATAATTTTTTCAATCAAATTTTTATAGTTCATTTATTCCACCTCTTCAATCTCATCACAGACTACTTTTAAAACAAATTTTCTTCCTAAAAATCCAGAATCAATTGTCCCGACAACTCTTAATTCATCATTAACTAAACTATGATCTTCCATCTCTTCAAAAGAACCATTGTAATTCCACTTTATAATGAGAAGATAATCATTCGGTTTAATAGTCAAATGTTTATAATCACTCATATTGCCAATTTCATAATCATAGATATTATCAATATATACTTTTACAGACGGGAAATTTGTCCCTGAAATTCTGTCAAAACTTTTAATCAGATCTACCATCTTTCTTGTAATATCAGAAATGTCGAGTTGAATATCTATATTCGTAGTCGAATCGTCTTTTAATTCCGGAAGAGTTTCTTCTATATATATTGTAAATTCGTTCAATAACTCTTTTTTTATTTCGATACCACTGGCTAACTCATGACCATCTGCTTTTGCAAGTCCACTTTCATTACAGATTTTCCTAAAATCAGCTACACCGGTTGCTCGCATAGAACCTTTGTATGTATCACCACAATCTTTTAAAATCAAAATAGGTCTTTGATATCTTTCAAGAAGTTTATTCCCAAGTAACCCACTGATTCCATAATCTGTATCTATAAAAACAACAATCATCTTCTTGTCTTTCTGTTCTTCACACGAATTAATAGCCTCTGGTAAAATCCTATCTACTTCTTCATTTTGCAGTACTCTACATTTCTTTAGTTCCCTCATATACTTTAGAAGGGTCTTATTATCATCTTCAATAAATGCTTTCATGGCAATATCATTCTTACCTATTCTATTACTTGCATTTATAATGGGAGCAACACTGAAAGAAATGGCAGTACTGTTAAACTCAAATCCACCAACAATTTTCTTAATTGCAGGATTATTGATCTTAGATAAACCTTTGGAAACAATGTACCTGTTCTCCATAACGGTCATATCCATCATATCTCCTACTAATCCACACGCAGCAAGGTCAACTAATTCGTCAGCATAACCAGTCAAATACTGCTCGTCCATATATTTACAGAATTTCCATGTTACTCCTGCTCCAGATAATTGTGGATTGCTATATTTTCTCTGAGATGAAACCAAAATAGAATAATCATCATATGGTACAGATTCTTTTATTGCATGGTGATCCAAAATGATAACATCCGTTTTGTTTTCATATAATTTCTTATATTGAAGTTCGTTTTTATCAAGACTGTCTACGACAATTAGTAAATCTACATCGAAAAATTTCTCAATATCTTGTCCAATAAGACCATGCTGCTTCCCTTCATCGATATATGTTTCAATATTATTTGTAAAGTTTCTTAAATAACGTGTGATAATAGCTCCAGATGCTGTTCCATCAAGATCTGTATCGAATAATATAGCAATCTTTTCATCTTCCTTTATGGCTTTATCTAGTCTGTCAAATGCTTCATCAATTCTGTATAAGTTATCTAACGGAAACAAATCATCTTCTGTTGGGTTAAAAAAATGCTCCGGATCTGCAATTCCTCTTTGTTTTAGAATCACCTCAAACACTTCATCTTCATACATTTGTCTACAATCATTTAGCACTTTATAATTCTTCTTCGATGTCATCATCCCCAATCTTATGAATTTCATTTTCTATAATGTGTTCTAATGTTTTCTTCCCCATATCTGATGGAGACACTTTGTCTTTATATCCCTTATTAAAATAGTCCCAATACCAAATTTCCATTTCTGAAAACCTTGAATAATTTCTAAGCATTGTAATATTTCTTTCTATAGATTCAATTTCATAACCAACGTCATGCATGAAAACAACTTTCTGTGGATTAAGTTCAAGGATCATTTGACATTGTTTTTTGCTTATTGTTCCACTTCCCAAGGCAACACAGTTCCTTATTCCATATGTGTAGCATTGCATAACTGACTTCTCTGCTTCAAATATGTATACAGTACCGTTTACTAAAAAGTTGTAATTATGAGAATATCCATACAATGTTTGTGACATGCTGCAAGGAAGACTATAAAAATACTTCATTTCGCCATCTTCAACATCGTAATTAAAACGTTCTTTTATACCTATTATTTGACCAATTTGATCATAAATTGGTATCACAATTCCTTGAGACTCTATATCATATCTGATTCCAAAATATCTTTGAGCTTCGAGTGATATATTATCTTTTAGAAATTTCAAATTACATACTGGCTGATATTCACGTAGAACAGATTCATCATATGTAAAGTTCTTTCCAGAACTTCTTTTATAAATCTTTTCATAAAATCCACCAAAGATTCCCCTTCTCTCAAAATGTTCATAATAGTCAACAATATTTAAAGCTTGTTTCACCTCAGATAAAACGTCTGTAAAGTCCACACGTTTCTCTTCCATGATGTATGAGAAAAAATCTTTTTTTACTGCTTTGGGATAATCATGAACATATAGGAACATATTATTTACTAATTTGATAGATATGGATTTTTTAGAAGATTTTGGGTTGTTGTCTCTTCCAAATTGCATATATGTATTTCGAATTACAATGTTTCTGAATCCAAAATGTTCCAACACTTCTTTTATCTTTTCTGGATTATTTAGCAATTCTTTTTTAATATCTTCAAGCATATATCACTCCAAGTTTCTTATCTTATTTCACCATGTTTAAATCGCGCTTGTGAAACCTCTCTGAAAATACAGTGATCTCCGTCAAATTTAAGCAAATATCCAATCCCTGTGTCTGAAGAGTTGGAACCGCTTCGTGTCTTTTCTACAAATAATGCTCTCCACACTGCATTTCTATCTGGTTTGTATTCTTCCTCTATCCATTTATCATTTACTTTTTTTAGTCTAAATGGACGACAATAATATTTACTTTTTTCATCAAGTTCTTCATCATATACTGTTCTCATAAGAAAAAGATTCTCAAGTACTTCTTTTATTTGTTTTGAGTTAGATAAAACTGAGCTGTCCAAAAACAATTTGCCTTTCATATATTCTGCCAGCTGTACAGAAGCCAACATAATGATTCCGTATTTTTTTGCCATCTTGTCAAGCTCGCGACTATCTCTTACAAGAGATAAGTCTTGTCTCTGACCCTGAAAATCTCCGTCTTGAATTTTAAATGTATCGTAAAGAACCGTATCGTATCCATACCTCAATACATTCTCACGAATCTTCTTTTTAACGACACTCATATCTGCATCGCTGATTGCAATAAATTTTACTTTCCCCTTATAATTCTCTCTCCAAAACTTCTGAACATCTGATAACTGATCTCTACTTTCTTTGCTGATATCTCCAGATCCCATTTTCTTTTTTGTCAATTTGAAATATCGATTTCTCTTACCAAGAAGCCATACCATGAATTTAATTTTAAATTTTTTAATATTCTCCTCATTCGAAATAATCAATACTTTTTTGTCATAATATAAAAGCGCCATAATTACAGTAACCCACCATGTAGATTTACCAGCACTTGAGAATCCTCCCATCATAGTAAACGTGCCTTCTAACAAACCCATTGTCTGTCTGGATAAAAAAGGAAAACAATTTATTTCTTCACCATTTTTGTCATATCCTGCAATATCAAATGGAACTCCATTTTCTTCTCCGCTGCTGCAAGACTCAATAAATTCATCATCGAAATCAATCTCTTCTTCCTCAATAATTTTGCTTGAATACCCAGTTCCGTATGAACTAAGTCTTGCTTCGTACCAGTCTGTCACTTCTTCAGCCGACATTTTCCTGAAAAGTGCAATTGGAGTTATCTGTTTTCCATTGATGTCTATTGTCTTTAGCAGATTAAAACCGTCATCATGCATATGTAATAAAATATTTTCTCTATACATAATGTCAACATATATATCAAAATTTTGAGTATTAATAATGTCAATCTGATGCTGTATAGTTTCCCAACCACCCATATCTTCAAAACGTTCTATGATCTCAGGTTTTAGGTTTGATAAAATGGTAATTTCATCCAGAGAATAAAATCCTTTTTTTCGCAATAAATCGAGCATTGAAAAGTAAAATCGTCCATCTTTTGTTATAAAATCTTCTTTTTGGAATTTCGTATCATCAAGTAGTAACATATCCTTAAAGAAACAGCTAACTACATTCCCCTCTGCTTCTATTCTTTTCTTTAGAAGCTGTGCTGGATATTTTTCTTTAACACCTGTAATAAATT